CGGTAATTGAATTATAAAAATAATTCTGTGAGCCTACATAACCCATTTTTACAAGTGATATAATATTATCATTTGATCTAGTACTAAATTCCTGTATTAAATAGGCTTGTTCATCTATAGATCTTGATACTAATAATGATGCTGATATTTGTGAGTAAACATACGGTCTAGAATCAGGTGCAGTAGCAAGCATATCATCTAACGGAATTATATGAAGCTTATCATTTGCTAATGTAGCAAAAAAATAAAAAGGAACACCGTCAATTGTTGTTGCTCTATCACGAATCCAAGTTGCTGCTTGTAATGGAGTAAGGTTTGGTATTAAAACCTTCATTGGTTCTTGAGCATCTAAAATAATTGGTGTTGAAAATTCCTTACCTAGATTATCAGTAATAATTTTTTGGATAATCTCTACAGGTTTACCAGTATAAGCTTTATTTACATTTATAATTGTAGAATCAAATGCGTGTTGTTCAACAATGTGAAAAAGAATTGCAGACTGTTTATCGTTGCCTCTTGCATTTTTTATAGTTTTTTCAATAATAAAATCTTTATCAATAGGTATTGCATCAGCATCAGGTAATCTAAATCTTAATGATATTTTTTCGGAACCAGAAAAATTAACGTTATTGTAAATATTATTATCGTCGACAAGAATAATATTACCAGTTAGATAAGGCTTATCTAAATGCTCGAAAATTTCAATATCTGTAATTACATTTTTAATATCAAGAGTAGCACCATCATTAAACTGAGGTGAGGTTATTATAGCTCTTTCCAGTTCATAATCAAACGGTGTTTCCGCTCTATTTTGTGGTGTACCAACCATTAATTAGTTTCCACTATTTTTACAGCAACTTGTTCTGATACACAATTATATGTTAAATATTCATAACTAATATTATTACTATTTACAAACTCTTGAAAAGCTTTATACTCACCATTTTTCCATCCAGGATAATTAAAGTATTCATCAAATACAATAATAGTACCTTTTTGAATTAAATGTCCTAATAAATCAAAAATTGTTTTGGTTGAGCTATACAAATCACAGTCTACATGAAGATATGCAATTTTTTCATTATAATCTTTTAAAAATTTAGGAATACTATCTTTAAACCAACCGATATGTAATTTTACATTTCCTGATACTTCAGGAATATCATTTCTTTTAAATCTACCTTTATCGTATCCTGGCATCCATGCTTCAGGTAAACCTTCAAATGAATCAAAACCATGAACTTTTCTTGATTGTAAATGTCTTGCAATGTGATTAATAGTTTCTCCAGAGTAAACTCCAAATTCTAAAATTAATCCATCATTTAAAATTTGTTTAATCGCTTTTGTATGTACATCTTTCCAATTTTTTTCTGGCAAGATATTATGCATATGTTCTACTACATATTCTGCAGTAGAGTATAATGCAATTTTATGCACTTCTTCAAGAATATTTTTATTAATATCTTTATTCATTATGCTGTTCTCAATGCTTCCTGATAAGCTTTTGCAATTTGATTAATTGCGGATCTTTTTATAACTTTTATTTTTCTTAATTCATCATTTGCAGATTGATAACGGTCAAGATAAGTTACAGGAGTTAATAAAACACTTGGTGCTGAAAATGGATCTATATCTGTCCATACACCGTTACCATCCTCATAATGATGTATTGCATTATACTCATTTACAGCAGAAACAAGTTGGACTGATTGAGGGAACTCAGGATCACTGTTATCTCTAATAACTTCAGTACTTATAAAAGTTAGACCATTTATTGGTTTTATAAATATCTGACCTAGATCTAAATTGCGTTTTAGTATCACACCAGTTGCACCAGAGGTTTGACCTATGATTGTATCACCAACTTGGAAATGTTCAATAAGAGTATTACCATCTCTGGTTGTTAATACAACATTAGGATAATCTTCAATTGCTCTTGCTCTAATTTCTTGAACAGTTAAAGGCCAACCTCTTTCACGAATATTATCATTAAGTAAATAAAAAGTCCAATAATATCTTACGGTGCCATATAGTTCCTGTGATAATGTATCAGGTCTTTCACCATCTTGAATTTCAGTTGTTTCATAAAAATTAATATTATCTTTTATTTGATCAATAATATCAACATAAACTGAAATATTTTGGATTGCAGTAGCAGATTGTTCTGTCCCAAATTGATATAATGTTCTTGGATAGTTTGTAAAAAACATTATTAGTAACCTTCAATAATGTCGTTGCGGTTAAGAGTTCTTTCTTCACCAAAGCTAAGTTGAATTTCTACCTCAGCAGGTTTACCATCTCTGTACCATATTCCAGATGTAGCATTTAATGATGTTTGTATTGTTCTAAGAACGGAAGGAAGAATTTTAACAGCTACGGGTTCATTATTATATCTCATTGTAATTTCAAATTTATCTGGAAATTCATAACCGATAGGAACATTTAATCCCGCAGGATCAAAATTAATTGTATCAGGATACATTGTAGTTCTAAAGAATTTTATAATATCTTCAATTTCCTGAGCTTCTCTTGCTGAATTTGCAATTAATCTAAAAGTAAAAGTAAATTCCCTTAATCTAACACTTTTAAATAAGTTAATTGTATTAGGGTTAACTGTGGTTGCAGTACCTGCTCTAACAACACCACTAACCGTAGCATTGCCTTGTTCTGCTAATCTGGATGCAGCAAGTCTTGCTCCGCGTTGATCAGCAACATTACCTGATAAAAGAGCAGCTAAACTACCAGTTGCTTGACCAGTTCCTCTTGCAAGAGCACTTAAAGCTCCTTGCCCTGCTTGTACTCCTGCAAGACCAATTCCTCCTATGGCACCAAGATCAAATTCTTCATAATTAACGGCGTCATTAATAGCAATATTTGTCGGTAAATAAAGTATTACTCCACGGTCTCTTAAAACCGTAGATTGTGAAGGATCAACAATTGTTTCTGTGTCATTTGGGACTGGATCTAACGTTACAGATGCTTCTTCTTCAAATGATGCAGCAACATCCTCTATACCGGTATAACCAGCTCGAAATCCTTCTGCTGCAGCACCAAATACAACACTTTCATCTATATTTAAAAGCTGTGTAATAAGACCTTCCCCTGCTCGTCTTCGCAGTGAAGCAAAAGCAGTACCAGCTATTTCGGGCGGAGTATACTTTATAGGTCTAAATGTAATTGTACCCTTGTAATCTTCCTGTCTTTCAAGGGGAAATCTCTTAGTACCAGGCGCTAGTTCTCTTCTCCTGTAAACCATTTTTATCCTATAAATATAAGTGCATTTGGGATTATTTATATAAAAAAATGAAGACATACTCCGGTAAATATAAAGTTAAAAATCCTTTAAAATATAAAGGTGACTCAAGCAATGTAGTTTTTCGATCAATGTGGGAAAGAAATTGTTTTGCTTGGTGTGATGATAATTCAGAAATAAAAGAATGGTCATCAGAAGAAATAATTATACCATATTTTTATGATGTTGATAAAAGATATCATCGTTATTTTGTAGATTTAAAAATTACATTTACAAACGGTAAAACAATTCTGGTGGAAATCAAACCAGAAAAAGAAGTTCAATTACCAAAACGGCCAGATAAATCTAAAAGATATTTGACAGAAGCTTTAACATATGTTAAAAATCAAAATAAGTGGAAAGCAGCTACTGAGTTTGCAAAAGATAACGGCTGGATATTTGAAATCTGGACCGAACGAACTCTCCAAAACATGGGAATACTACCGAAGGCTTTAAAACCTTTGAAACCATTAAAGCCATTTAAAAAGACCAAGAAATAACATATAAATAATCATATGAGTAATTTATTTCAAACACTTGAATTAGAAGCGTTTCGTAATGGTATCACACCTAGGACTGATCAGTCACGTGAGTGGTTCCGTAAGAAAGCAGCCGAACTTCGTAATATAAACCGAAATGCCTTAATGAAAGAAGATCCGATTGTTCTCAGAAATAGAACAATTATCGGTTCAATGTTTATGTTTTTCTATGATCCAAAAGGTAAAAAAGAACTACCCTTTTATGATTCTTTTCCTTTGGTTATTGTAATAGGTCCTGCGGAAGGTGGATTCTTAGGATTAAATTTACATTATCTTCCACCAACATTACGTGCTAAGTTTTTAGATGCTTTATTAGATGCAACAAATAATAAACGATATAATGAAACTACAAAATTTGATATTACATATGATTTAATGAAAAGAGCTTCTAAGTACAAATACTTTAAACCTTGTATTAAACATTATTTGAATGATCATGTAAGAAGTAGATTTGCTAGAGTTGAACCGCCCGAATGGGAAATTGCTACATTCTTACCGACAGCAGATTTCCAGAAGGAAAGTCAACAAAAAGTTTGGGCAGATTCAAGAAGAAAGATTAATCAATGACATATAGCATAGATCAGATGAAAGGACTTATGTCTCGTAAAGGTGGTATTGCAAATCCCACTGTTTTTCGAGTACAACTTCCCTCAATTGGTAATGTTACGTCAGAAGAAGTGAATCTTCTTTGTACAAATGTAACTATGCCAGGAAAACAGATTGCAACATATGATAGAGAAATCGGCGGTAAGATAGAAAAAGTAGCATATCGTAATCTTTACGGTGATATTAGTATGACATTTTTATTGTTAAATGATTATGGTATTCGTAATTATTTTGAACAATGGGCTAGTTTAATTGTAGATCCAAATACATATGAACCTGGGTATAAAAACGAATATACAGCACAAATTAAAATTGAACAATTAAAAAAAGGTATAGGACTACCTGTATATTCAACACCAATTGGATTGCCACTTTTACCAACAGAGATTCAGAATCGTTTACCAACAATTCTTGGATTTGATTTAGCTCGTGGTCAATTTGATCTTAATTTTATTACAAATGATCAAGTTGTTTACGAAGTTACTCTTGAAAATGCATTTCCAACAACTTTTACGGATATTACATTAGGTAATGCATTAAATGACCAACCTTTAGAATTTACTGTTAGCTTTGCATACACTAAATATACTACACGAAATAGACAAGCAACTCCTGTAGCTGATTTTGCTACATCATCTATCGGGACTATATTAACAAGACTATGAGGATAAACCATGGCTTTACCTAAGTTGAATGACACACCAAAGTATGATATTGTAATTCCTTCTCAGAATAAAAAGGTAAAATATCGTCCATATTTGGTAAAAGAAGAAAAAGTTTTAATGATGGCAATGGAATCGCAAGATATGAACGCGATTCTAAATGCGGTTGTGGATACAATTACAGCTTGTGTCCAGAACGATATTGAAAAAGATAAACTTACAATCTTTGATGTTGAGTATATGTTTACTCAGATTAGAGCTAAATCTGTTGGTGAAACATCAAAGGTTGGTATTAAGTGTAAACATTGTGAAACTAGTAATGAAATAGCTATTGATGTTTCATCTATTAAAATTGATGTACCTAAGATTTCAAACACTATTGAATTAACATCTGAAATTACTTTGGAAATGAAATGGCCAAGTTATGATGATCTTATTTCTCTTGGAATTAAAGATAC